CGAGCAAGGCCAGCCAGATGGGTCTGAGCGAGTGGGCGATCACCGACGCATTCTGGGCGGGGGACGCGCAGGGTGCCAACGTGCTCTACCTGCTGCCGGGGACGGGCGACGTGCAGGACTTCTCGACCGCCCGCATCGGCCTGGCCATCGAGGCCTCGGAGTACATCGCCGGCATCATCAGCCCGGACTACGCCGATGACAGCTACCGCACCCAGGCCCGGGACCGGCAGACCCTCAAGCGGATCCGCAACCGATTCCTGTACATCCGGCACGGCAGCGTGAAGGCAGACGGCCGGGCGCCGCACCTGAAGGTGGCGCAGATCGATATGGTGATCTACGACGAGTACGACGAGATGGACCGTCGGGCGCCGGCGATCGCCGCCAAGCGGCTGGGGCACAGCCACCTGAAATGGCAGCGCTGGATCTCGACCCCGACCCTGCCCGACTTCGGGATCGACGCCGAGCTCAAGGCGAGCGACTTCCGGCAATGGCATGTGCGCTGTGCCAGCTGCGGGGACGACCAACCCCTGCTGCCATTCGTGAACCTGATCAAGCAGGTAGATGGCGCCGGCCGGCCGACGAAGTGGTTCCACAGTCGGGGTCACCCGGAGTGGCCGTTCGTGGGCTGCCGCAAGTGCGGCAAGCCGCTGAACCGTACGGGGGAGGGGCGCTGGATCCCGACGAACATCGGGCCCGACCGGCACGGCTACCAGGTGAGTCGGCTGCTCTCGCCCCGGGTGGACCTGAGCGAGCTGATCCGGGCCGGGCAGAGCTACGACGAGGAGGCCCATCGGCAATGGGTGAACCAGGACCTGGGAATGCCTCACCAGGTGGGGACGGGCGGCTACAGCGCCACCTTGTTGCGGGGCGTGCAGCAGCCCTACGCCTGGCCGGCCAACAGCTGGCGCTGCGCGATGGGAGTGGACGTCGGGAGCGTTCTGCACGTGGTGGTGCGGCGCTTCCGCCAGGACGGGAACGGCCGGCAGATGCGGCGGGCGGTGCACGTGGCGACGGTCGACCGCTTCGAGGACCTGGATCCGCTGATGCGGCGCTTCGACGTGCGGCAGTGCGTGGTGGACGCCCTACCCGAGACCCGGGAGGCGCTGCGGTTCGCCAAGCGGTTCGACGGCAAAGTGAAGCTGGCCTGGTACTCGAGCGGCAGTGGGGCCAAGCGGGACGAGGCCGCCCGGGAGAAGCCCACCGAGGAGTACATGCTGGACCTGGAGCGGACCCGCACCCTGGACGCCCTGTGGTCGTTCTACCGCAGCGGCGACATCGAGAACAGCCAGATGCTGGGGCCGGACAACGAGCTGCACGACCACCTGCAGGCGATGAGCCGGGTGGTGGAGACCGATCGGAACGGCAACCCTGTGGCGCGCTGGGTGAGCGCCCGGGCGGACCACTATGCCCACGCCGACAATTACGCCAACGTGGCGCTGGACCGGCTGGGGCCGCCGGGAGAGGGCGACACGGCGCTGCTGATCGCTGGCGACGGGAAGGGCAACGGACGGGACCGAGAGGAGAGCGCGTGGCGATGAACGCTGATAGCATGAGCGAAGCCGATCTGATCAAGTCATTCACGCACGACCGACTGGAGCCAGTCACACAACCACCGACCGAGCGGCCAGGGAGCATGAACCAGGATACGACAGCGATGCCGATGGGGCCGATCTGCCCGGGCTGTGGACACCCGGCCACGGCGACCTGGGTGGACGACCAGGGCGACCGGCATTACCGGCACGAGCAGACGACGACTGCCCCGGGCCCGGACGAGTGCGTGGTGGGCACCGATCCGGCCGTGGCGGTCTTCGCCGTGAACCTGACTTCGATAGACCTGCGTCCGGCGAAGGCCTGCAACGTCTGCGGCCAACCGCTGCCGGCGGCGGTGCTCGATTTCCACCCAACCAAACAGGATTGCATCCGGGCGCTGCGGGTCCGAGTGGAGCGGTTGGAGCGGGCATTGAACGAGCTCGCCTGCTGGCGCCAGGGGGCGGAAGTCACGGGAGACTTCGACGATCCATATAGCGCACGACTGGCCAGGGAGGCGCTGGCATGAACGAGCCGATCCTGCTGAACGCCTTCCCGAAGGCCGGCACCCATTACCTGGCGCAGCTCCTCCAACCCCTGGCGGCGCCCAACCGGGCGACCACCGGCGGCATCGCCGGACACACCCATCAGGGCTGGGGGCGAGACCGCCGGCCGGCCGAGAGCGTGCTGCTGGATCTCAGCCAGGTGCAGGACGGGGAGCGGACCATCGCCCACCTGCCGGCCGACCCGCGCTACGCCAAGTTCTTGTACGAACGGGGCTGGGGGATGATCTTCCTGTACCGGGACCTGCGGGACGTGGCGGTGAGCCAGGCCAGCCACCTGCCGAGCCTGCGGGCGCACCCGTTCGGGGAGCGGCTAATCGGCCTACCGTTCGAGCAGCGTCTGGCCGAGATCATCACGGGGTTCGCGGACGCGCCGGGCGGAGACTGGTACCCCAGCCTGCAGCGCCGATGGGCGGAGTACGCCGGCTGGCGGGAGTGGGGCTGGATCCTGCCGATCCGCTTCGAACAGGCCATCGAGGACCGGCGGGGGACCTGCGAGGCGATCTGCGACTATCTGCGCCGGCGGACCGGCCGGCACTGGGACAACAACGTGGTGCGGGCGATGGAGCGGGCCCACAAGCCCAGACAGAGCCCCACCTTTCGGGATGGGCGGCCAGGCGCCTGGCGCGAGCAGCTGACCGGGGCGGCGCGGACGGCCGCCAAACGGGAGCTGGGCCCGATCCTGGTAGACCTGGGCTACGAGCAATCGTTGGACTGGTGAGGAGGGCAACATGGCAGAGCGACGATCGGGACGAGTGCGGGAGCTGGTGATCCGGGCGGCTGGGGGAGTGACGGACGCCGATCTACAGGCACGCATCGGGCAAACGGAAGCAGCGCTCAACGAGCGGCTGAGCGCTGCCGTGAGCCAGGCCGCCAAGGAAGCCGCCGCCGGCGGCTGGCGCCGGGGCTTCCAGGAGGCGCTGGAGTTCGCTGATCACGGCGACGACGAGACCGGGGTCACCGCACCGGACGGCGGGGTGATTGGCCTGGGCTACAAGAGCCGGGAGTCGACGCCCCGGGACTTGAGCGCCATCAGTCAGGAGAAGGCCATCGCTGCAGCCTATCGGCTCTGGAACACGAACCCGCTGGGCAAGGCCATCACCGAGATCCTGGTGGACTACGTGATCGGGGACGGCATCACGCTGAGCTTCGAGAGCGACGATGTCAAAGCAGCGCTCGAGCCCTTCTGGAAGGATCCGGTCAACGACCTGCAGGGCGGTGGCACCGAGAGCATGGTGCGGGAGCTGGGCCTGTTCGGGGAGCAGCTGATCCTGGCCTTCGTGCGGACCGGGGAGGACACCGGCGGGGTGGCGGATGGGCTGCTGCGGCTGGGGGCGGTCGACCCGGCGCAGATCGCCAGCCTGGTCACGCACAAGGACAACAAGCGGGACGTGCTGGCGGTGCGGGTCAAGAGCGAGAGCGGCGACGCCCTGAGCGGGCCGCTGTACAAGCTGATCAAGGCCGAGACCGCCGGCCAGGCGATGCAGGGCCTGCGAGACCTGGAGGGTTACGCCGCGGCGGTGAGAGCCCGGGCGGAGACCACGCCACCGGAGGACGGCCGCCTGACCGAAGCCCAGCCCAGACCGGACGGGAAGCCGCCCTACCCGCAGCACTGGCGCCGGTTGAAGGAAGGCACCGAGTGGAACCTGGTCGAACAGCCAGCGGACCCCGAGGAGAAGGACAAGCGCCGGCGAAACCGGGCCCGGCCAGCCGAGGTCAAGAAGCTGGCGGACGCCGCGAACCTGGACTACGCCGGCGAGTGCTTCCTGTTCCAGCTCAACAAGATGTCGACGGGCGTGCGGGGCCGGCCGGACATGCTGCCGCTGATCGACTGGCTGGACCGCTTCGACCAGCTGTTCTTCGACGGGGCGGAGCACGTTGGCCTGCTGAACAAGGTGGTGTGGGATCTCAAGATCGAAGGCGGGCGGGCGCTCTCGGACGACCTGGAGACCAACCTGCGCTACCAGGCCACTATCATCCAGGCGCTGAACCCCAACAGCGTCTATGCCCACAACGAGAAGGCTACGCTCGAGCCGAAGGTGCCGGACATGAAGACCCCGCAGCTCGAGACCCTGCTGCGGCAGCTGCGCGTCTTCATCGCTGGCGGGGCCCGGATCCCAGAGCACTGGCTGGCGGAGGGCGGCTATACCAATCGGGCGACGGCGGCCGAGATGGGCGAACCCACCTTCCGCATGCTGATACGGCGCCAGGAGTTCGTCCGGCAGATGCTGCTGACGATCTGCCAGTACCAGGTGGACGTCCTGGTGGCGCTGGGACGGCTGAGCGAGGAGGTGCCAGTCCGGGCGGAGGAAGGCAAGGAGACGGAGACCATCCCGGCCCGGGAGGCATTCGATGTGGTGATGAGCGAGATCGACGTGGCCGACACGACCAGCCTGGCGAGCGCGCTG